GCATAGTTTCAGGTGTCTTAACTAGGTTAAGTACATCTATACCTTGAGCTGCTGCGAGTCGTTTAACATACTCACCCGGATCAAGGAACTTAGCCATGATCTCTGGTCCCATAGTTTGAGCAAGAGTTTGTGCGAACTGAACAAGTGACTGTTGGTCTTGTCCTCTACCTAAAGCATTAACACCAGCAACTATCTGTGGACGTACCACGTCTTTTGGAATCTTTGGTAATTGATTCGTGCGTTGTAGCATATGTAATGTTCTGTTGAGGTATGGTATTAGGAACTCAACCGTGAGCAAACTAAAGAGTCCACCTAGCTGTTGTTCTAATTCCATTTGCGTGAGGCGTACCTCTTCCGCAGTTGTTCTTTCGCTTTGTCTAACCTGTAGTACAAGGAAAGCTTCGCTTATCCTACGTTCTAAAGTTGACATCTGTTCTGCTGCTGTCCTGAAGTCAGCTGTTTTGCCTACCTGAATAACGCCAACGTCATCAGGTCTACCCTGAACGATCGCTCCGTTACCAGCATCGGCTATAGTCTTTGGTTTTGTTGTCGAGGATGGTGATACAAGGAAGACTACTTTAGCAGCTGCTGCAGAGCCTTCTACGATAGCCTGAGATAATCCTTCGAGTGATCTAATATCACCGAGGAACTCCTCTACTCTACCACGACCATAATCTTCTCCATCAACTACGTTAAACCTTAGGCAAAGCCAAGGGTTCGCATTCTTTGGAGCAGTACTACGACTGTTTGGTAGTATCTTATCGAAGCATTCTTGATGCCATATCCATCGACCATTATCGAGTCGGACGTAAGTGTACACTTCTACGTCTTGATCATCGGATCCTGTCTTGTGGCCGTCATCTCCTGCGGAGTTCGGCATAGCTTCTAGGAGATCCATACCTAGTAGCTTACGACTTATTAGTTCCTTTGTGACGATCTCTATGACTTGCCCGTTTCCATCTCTGTTTACTACAAAGCGGTTGAGGGGAAAGTTCTTAAGACCATCTTTGCCCATAAATATTAATGCGTTACCAGACACAATTAAATGTTTCAATGCCTGATGGACTACGACTCTATCACTAGAGGCATTAACATAATCCATAACCATCCTTTCCATTTTGGCAAAGGATAAATCTAATTCACTTTTTACTTCACGTGGAAACTCTTCACCAAGTTTATCATCTCTAACTTGTAACTTAAAAAAACTTGTTTGTGGAGGTATCAATGCAAGCATAAGTTTTGCTGCCAAGTTGACAACTGACTTACTACCTACTGATTGCCACGGTGTAAATAATTTTTGGTGAGTGGGACGTGAAGTTAAATCATCTTGGATAAGATAAGGCAACGTTAATCTTGAACATTCAACTGCGGTATCAAGGAACTGTCTTCTACCTACGGTCAGTTGATTGTATCTATCACGTGCTTTCATTACATCATTCCCGGATTCTTATCTGATTGAACTTTTAGCTTAGTCTTTTTTGGGGGATCCATTTCATTTCTAGCTGCCTCTTGATTTTCTCTTGGGTTAGCATTGTCAATGATTTGATCGTTTACCATGTCCGGGGGGGACTCTGGTCCAGCCTCATAGACTGGTTTGGGTGGTGCTGGTGGTGGTGTATATCCACCTCCTCCTCCTAAACACATAGTACCTCCTTATGGTTGATTAATACCACCGCTTGGTGTACTTGGTAAAGAAGCAGGGTTAATAGCTCCAAAGGTTTTAGTACCTTCTTTAACTTTCTTAATCTCGAGAGCTTTCTTTTTCTTTGTTGATAGTTTATCCTCATCACCGGCTTCATCCTTAATTTTTTCAGGACTCACCATTTCAGGTGGAGGTGCAGCTGCTTTCATTGTTGGAGCAACTTGCTGTCTTTGTGGTTGGGCAGGTTGTTGTCTACGACCGCCACCAAATAATCCGCCTACGCACATTATTCTTCTTCCTTTATTAGTTGTTTTATATATTCGACCACGCTGGCTTGACCAGCACGATACATGATGGAGGCTAATTCCTCCTTGGGGTGGACGGGTTGCCATTGAAAATTATCTTCAACTTTCTTTAGCAGTTCCTCCACTCGCTCGTTATGTAATTTAAGAGTATTGAGGGAGATTGACATTTGAGTGTTCAAAGAATGCTGGCATCCGACCTGCCTGTGTCTCGGAAAGCTGTGGAGCTTTGCCATCATACATTAAGCGGTCGCTGGAATCCAGCCAAAATTTTTTGTCCAAATATTTATCGGAGTTGCTACCTAGTGGTTGCATTATCCAATTAATAGTGGCTTTACGAAGTTTATCCAAAGAGTTACTAGGAACAAGACCCAACTCAGCACAAACAAGACTATTAGTTGCCACGTGGATTTGTTCATCTCTGGAAATATCAGCTGATACTGTTCTGAGAGCAGGATCACCAGTAAACCTAAAGAAAGGCAGTAGAACAAAGAATATAGCTCGTTCTGCAACCAAGGCTTTGGTAATGGTGTGGTCTGGGTGTCCAATCCAAGCATCTCTTAACCTCATAGCTTCATTTTCTGCTTGAGTATCTGCACCATGTGCATCTACTATGTATTGTAACGCTTTATCGTGACGTATTTCATCCACGACGTTATCTTCTAATAATTTTCTAGCGTTCTTGGGAACGTCCTTTTCAAGACCTTCTCTAATGAACTCACCAACTGGTAGCTCCATATGACGTATTGCGAGGGCACGTCTAATGGTTTCTTCAGCTCCGTGTTTAAAGGCTCCAGCCGTTGGCTTAACTGGAGTCCATTTTCTTTTCCTTGATAGGAGTTTTTCATAAGGATCTTTCATTATTCTTGACAGTCACAGGTTATCGGATTATCTAAAATTTCTTTCAAGTAATCGTCAACCTCGTCCTGATCAAGAGCAGCGTAAGCGTTAGTCTTATCCTGAGTATCACCCATTACTTGTAAAGAATAGTAAAGGGAGGTTTGAGGAGATTCCAACCACTCTTCAACGAACGCATTGTCGTAGGTTACAACATCACTCCAAGAGTTGAAGCTGTATCCATGAAGAAGTCCCGTAGCATCGAGAAGTTTTACAAAACCATCAGTTACACGTTTGTAAACGTCCCAACCAACTTCTGAGGCGATCTCGACATCGCCGTATTGAACTCTTTCCACACCGAAGGTGCCAGAGTCACGGTCTACACTCTTTGCTATTGGAGGTGCAATTTCTGGGGTACATGTATACCCTTTTAAGTCTTTGCTTTTGTATGAACAAGAAGCAGTAGGTGCGATAGCAAACGCACGTGCCATATTATTGTGACGAGCTATGTGTGCAGCTCCACCTATGGCTAATTCTAATTGTTCAACAATATGTAATGCAGTTTGACTAGGTTTTTCTGAAGTTTTTCTGTCTAACGCATTGGCAAAATCTGCATACGTTACATTATTATTACTTAAGAAGTTGGCGAGTCCAAGAACCCCCAGTCCAACTTGCCTATCTGTTTTGCTGGGGAGGTACTCTCCACTAGCTTCAATATTTGTTCTCCCATGGAGATCGCACAAGCTCGACATACCTGTAGCGAAAGCTTTTTGCAAGTCTTCGATTTTACAGGCACCGAGATTGACGTGTTGCAGGAGGCAAGTTCCTCGTGAGGGCAAATATACCTCCAAGCAAACGTTGCCTCTGATTCGGTTGTTGTCGTTGTCATGTTTTATTTTGTTGAGCCAAATGTCTCCTCTTGCAATGCCTCCAAGAATAGCTTTCTTTGTTCTATCTTCTGAAGTGGACCATTTTTCTCTATCGACGTTAACACATCGTTTAATCCATGCGAGTTCTTCTCTGGGCGTTTGCACGAACTCAAGAATATCGGGGTGATCAATGTCAAGGTGAGCAACAACGGCACCATTTTTAAAGACCCCACCTCTGCGTAATGTTTCATTTAAACTAGAATAAATTTTTGCGAATGATACTGGTCCACTAGCAACTAAACCTTTACCATTCTCGTGACCTCTAGGTCTGATCTTTGATAAGTGGACTGCTACTCCTGCTCCGTATCGGAGAGCATGAGAGACAAACCTCCAGCTGGCTTCTATACCATCGGGACCTTCCATCGTGTCCTCGACTACGAATACAGTACATGAAACTGGTAGGCGTGATTCTGGGTTATCCAGCCAAGACTGGACCCGACCAGTACGGGAGATTAGTTCTGTTGTCATTAAATTAAAATACCAAACATTGCCTGTGGCTCTTTCGGCCAACTTTCTACTAAATTCATTAAAGAATTACTTAATATAAAATTTTGTTTTTGTAACGCTAAGAATACTGTAATGATATCTTCCTTTTTAACGTCATCTCTATTTAGTTTGTCCTTTATCAGTCTCATTTTTAGATCCTGTTCCGTCGTCAATTTTGTAATTGGAGGAGGGGGACCAAAGTTTAGGTTCTCTTTTGTTGAAGTCATAATCATCAGCAGTTAATATTTTTGCAAGTCTAGCGTTAACTAGGGCGTCGTCTTCTGTCATACCTTTTTCTTCAAAGGTTTCCACTACAGCTTTCCAAGTATATCCCTTTTCCTCAAAAATTTTTTCGGCTCTTTTTACGCCGATTGTAGGTACTCCAGAGTATCCGTCGGTGTTATCACCTGCCATTGTTTGCAATAAGTGCCATTTAGCACCCTGCTCAGGTGTTATTGTGAAAACATCGTCAAAATTATATAGCTGACCGGGAATCTGTTTCATATCCTTGTCTGGTGAAACAATAATATTACCCGGAAATTTTGTGGCATAAATACCTAGTGCATCGTCACCCTCTAATGAAGGCTTCTTGATGACCTTGTACTCTTTTCCAAGAGCATTGATGATACGTTTGTATCCACATGGTTTTTTACGATTTCGATGTCCTTTGTATTCTGGTAGAATTTTTTTTCTAAAATTTACACTATCAGAAAAGAACAATATAGTAGTTGAGAAATCACCAAGCTTTTTTTCTATCTTAGCTATTTCACGCTTTGCGGCGTTGTAAGCATCATTGAAATTACTTGTAACGAGAATAACATCATCGCCAAAGTCTACTTCACTTTCTGCTGCGGCACAAGACTTATATACAATATAGTCTGCGTCTATCAAAATTTTCATACATTAATGGGTATCTGCCCAAGTCTCTCCATCCTTAGCCTCAGCAGCTATGGGGATTCTCATATTGTAGTATTCTCCAGCTTCAACAGCTGATAGTTCTAATACAGACTTGAGATCTTCTACGTGTTTAGGATCACACTCAAATTGTAATTCGTCGTGAATAAAAGCAAGTTGGTGACAACACAAAGACATATCTGTTATATGTTCGTGTGCTCTGACCATCCATCTTTTGGCGATAACCGCTGCTCCTCCCTGTAGGAGGTAATTGAGAAACTTATGCCCTTTGTCAACGCTGATACGACGACCGTCGATGGCACTTGCGAAACCTCTTTCTGCACCTTTCTTAGTAGCTTCCAACAGCTCTTTAAGACCCGGAATGGCATCAACATAAGCTTTACGAATATCCCTTCCCTTCTTCCTAGCGGCTTCTTCGGATAGTAACTGATCATAAGAGTGTCCTAATTTTACATCACCGCAACCATACAAAAATGCATAGGTTACAGTCTTAACTTGTCTCCGACTGATACCGATCTTGTCAGCATTAGTCTGGTGAATGTCGCCAGTTGTAAGAATTTTTGCATACCTACCGCCGTCGTATCTAGCTAGATAGTGAGCGAGCATGCGTAGTTCTATACCCGATAAGTCAGCTGCGACCATGCGTTGACCGGGTGTAGCTATAAATAAACGTCTGAATCGCTCGTCCGCAGGAACTTGTCCTAGGTTTGGAGTACGATGATGACATCTAAATGTAGCGGTATTTGTAGCACAGTAGTGGTGGATTCTAGACTTCGTACATAGCTTCTGCCATGCGTTCACGCCTTCGGATATCATTCCTAACTGCTTCGTCAGATCCAGTAGTGTCAAGAACTTTAGAGCAGTATCCGTCCCAATCTCTTTGAGGACGGTTTCGTCTATTACTGGTTTTCCTGTGGATGTCATTGATACGGGCATCCAACCACAATGTGTTTGTAAGATCCATGCTATATGATCCCTTGATGAAGGGTTAAAGTCTTTTAATCTAGTAAATGTACAACCTTCGATGTACCCTTGGCTCTTATTATTTCTTTTAGGAGTAAATTCCTTTCCTGCAACGTAAGGATACCTGTCGAGAAGTATCTTAGTAATCGTTTCATACTCAATTCTGAGAGCAGATTCAAGTTCCCGTGCAGCTTGTTCATCAAAATACCATCCATGGATTTCCTGTTGTGTAAGTATTTCAGCTACCTTGTGTTCTAGTTTGACCCACTCAGGTAGCGGTGGAAGTGATTGCATAGTTTTTGTGTAACAGCAACGTCTTGGACGCAGTAGTCTTCCATCTCTTGGCTCCATGTAGACCAATCGGCTTCCTTACCAAAGTTACCTTTGTATTCGCCTAGTCGGTATCCATAAGACTCGAGTGAATGTCTACCATATAATTGTAATGGCATATGATTCCAATTTCTTCTTTTGTCTATCTCCATCAAGTTAGGATGATATAAACGAGATAGCACAAGTGTATCTATAATTTCTCCCTGAGGATTAAACCATGGATACATCTTTTTGATTATGGGTATATCAAACCCAATGATATTATGTCCAATAATTCTTGAAGCTTGTTCAATAAACTGAACAGCTCTGACTATTGGTTCTGCAGCTCCTGTGTCATTATACGTAACAGTCATCCCTTCATCTACGTAATGTACTGCAATGCAATGGATCTCAGTAGTATTCTTAAGCAGACCGTTTGTTTCTAGGTCTATTATTACTGGTCCAGTCAAATGTTTTGTCTCTGAACTTTGCTTTTCTGATGGCATCTTTAGTAGGTGGGTTAGGTTTTTTCAACTCAGAAGTCTGTGCTTGGGTCGAAAATTGGTGTTGTCGTAGTTTCATGTTCAGTAAACCTCGATGTTGATAAATCGTATTTTATTTTTCCGGCAAATCCAGTCTCTCCTGAATAACGGTTTTTAATAATTCTGAGAGTTGTAATGTCTCTGTCATTTTCGCTTTGCTGGTCTCGCTCCAAAGCGATGACGCTATCGCTAATTTGAGCAATACTATGAGATCCTCTAAGTTGGCTGAGGGAAACTTTTCCTCCCTCTTCGTGCGAAGTCCTATCATTGTTACTCCTCCTTAAGTGAGATACTAGAAATAATGTAATGCCAGTACGCTCGACTAATGACCTTAGTTTGGTCATGGTGGTATCAATCATACGTCTTTCGTCGCCATCTAATCCACTCAGTAATATGCTGAGGTGATCGAGGAATACAACACGACATTCCAATCCACAGGCAAGGTATTCGATCCTAGAGTAAATTGTTTCAGGATCATACGAACCAAAACCATCAAAAAGGAATAAATTCCAATGTTCCATAGTAAGGCTAAAAGCGTCTGCCAAGTCTTTTTGTTCATGTTCCCCTATATGTAAAGATTTACCTAATGCACAAGACATCAGACCTAAAGCACTTCGCCTGTTAGATTCCTCTAATGCTAAGTAGCCTACTTTCTCTCCTTTGTCTAGTAGTCCTGCTGCGATTTGGCGGCAGAAACTTGATTTACCAATACCCGAGCCGGATGTTATGGTAACTAGCTCTTGATATCGGATTCCATGTAATAAGTTATTGAGTCCTTGGAATGGATACTCGTGATCTGCTGGTGGTGTTGGTGTCGTAACCAGATCTAATAATGATTTACCTTCGACAATGCCATCTGGTCGGTATGGTTTAGCGTCCCAGATTGCTTTCCTGATTGCCTCAGAGTCGTTGGCTTGCAAGGCTTCTGAAGGATCTTTGTATCCCTCCAGACGAGCTATCTTTGTTTTTCCCGGTGGTAGTACGGTGGCTGCTTCTTCTGCTGCCTTGATACCTGCCTCATCATTATCGAAAAATAATACAACTTCCTCATATCCTTGAAATAGTGGTATTTGTTTTTGAATGTCTTTCTTAGCACTAGCGGCTCCATGCGGTAGTGAAACCATCGGCCACGAAGGCATGGCTTCATAACATGAGGCGGCGTCTAGTTCGCCTTCAGTAACAACAATACGTTTACCAGTAGTAGGAAAACGATGCTGACCGAATAGCGTATTAGTGGAAACTCCTGCATAACGAAAGTCTTTTTTCTTTGTTTTTGTTTTTATACCCTTCAATACTCCTGATTCATCGTGATATGGAAACTTTAGTTCGTTACCATCAACGTGGATTTGG